CCGGGCCCCCCGCCCAGGGGACCCCCCCCGCGCATGCGGGGAAAACCGCAAAGTGGATTAACGGAACTAACACCGGCGGGGATCACCCCCGCGCATGCGGGGAAAACTTGTAAGCTTTCTGATTACACTATTCATTTTTGGGATCACCCCCGCGCATGCGGGGAAAACAGCGCCGCAAGCACGGCGCACACACGAAAGGAGGGATCACCCCCGCGCATGCGGGGAAAACAAATCTAGCTCATGCCCAATCTCCGGCAGGCTGGGATCACCCCCGCGCATGCGGGGAAAACACTTCGGAAAGGGCGTATTTCCGTGGTTGATCCTAGTCCTCAGCCTCGATCCTCTTTAACTTCTCGTAGAGCTGATGCGTCAATCGGCAGTCAGCGAGCGCCCTGTGCGGCTCCAGTATAGCAAAATGAAAGTGCTTTGATAAGGTCAATAGCTTATAATCTTCAACACCGTCTACCTTTTGCCGTGCAAGATTCAATGTATCCAAAAGTGGCGGGTGTCCGAGTTTCATTTCGCTCCGCCTACACGCTTGCTGCAGAAATCTCCAATCAAAGCTTGCGTTATGACTTACTATTCTGGTATCACCGATGAATTCCAACACCTCTTTTAGTACTTGATCCATCGGCTTACCTTCTTGTTCAAGTATCTCTCTCGTAATTCCCGTGAGTTGGATAACCGTTTCCGGAATTTGCTCACAGGAAATCAACGACTGATAGTATGAAATCTCCTTTCCTTCCTTTACGCGAATTGCCGCAATCTCTATGATTTGATCTCGTAATGGATTTAAACCGGTTGTTTCTAAATCCAGCACCACATAATCCGGTGTACTTTGCTTTCTGGCCCTGCTCTTTTGAATCTGTTGTACCTGATACATCTTCTCAGCTCGGCTCATTGGCAGTTTTTTTGTCTCGACCCGCGATTCACTTTGCTCTCGCTTCTTACTACCCGGTTTTCGCACGAGTTTGATGCCGTCATAATCCACCGGTAGCCAACTGGTATTGTGAATTGCAAAATCCAGTTTCTGCTCCCCGTTGCTGCTGTAAACCATGGTCGCTCTGCCTTCTTTTACATGCTCACAGACACGCCCCCACAATTCATCACGAACACGGGCGCTGAGATTTCCGACATAAACGCCCGTCGAAATTTCCAGTAACCATTTGGATAAATCGCCGCGCACTTTGGGCGGACAATCCGTCAGAGTTATTACAATCATGACTCTTCATCCGCTTTATAAGATATTCCGTTTTTTACGGTTCCATCCCTGTAATTCCAGAGTTCTACGACATCAGCCTCCGCTTCCTCTATCTCCAATAGATAATGTAAATCATGTACCATGCGTTCTAGGATATGTCCCTCGGTCATCGCATCGCGAGTCTTTCTTCTGACATATGCAGGCAAATCCGGCAAATCTTGCGAAGCTGCTTCAAATGCAATCGGAATCGTAACCTCGGCTTTATAAAGATCGGCAAGATCATATACGAAAGATAGCTCATGTCCTACATGAACAAAGCCGAGTCCCGGGGCGCATCCCAAAGCAACAATGACTGCATGTGCAAGCCCGTAAAGACAAGCGTGCCCTGCACTGAGTGCTTGATTGACCGCATTGCTTTCATAAAAATCATCCGGATTGTACTCTCTGCCATGCCACGATATACCATATTGCTTTGCGAGTTTGCGATAAATTTCGCGCACACGACTCCCCTCTCGACCTCGCAGCTGTTGTAGGGTCAGCCTACTTACATCTTCGTTTGGAAATCGCATTTCATACATTTTTCGGACAACAGAAAGATGCAGTCGCTGGTTGCTAACGAGCCTTGCCTGTTGTAATAAAAGTCCTGCTCGCTTGGTGAGCGGGCGTCCGCTCGCATAATAGCGAACGCCATGCTCTCCAACCCAAATGACAGTAACGCCGGCGTCTCCGATTAATTCCATTGCACGGTGGGTAATGCTGCTCCCCGGTCCCAACATTAGCACTGAGATGGCTGCTGCAGGAACATCTACCGTACCGTCATCATCTATCACTTCAATCGCACTGTCACGTCGATTCAGCTTGCAACGTTCCAGATACAGGAAGGTCATTCTATCTTTTACTTGCGGTAACTGCTGTAGTTCCGGACGTATAATACCCGGGATTTCCTTCATACCTCACCTCAGACCAAGCGCATAACAGTAAGTAAGCCCATGCCATAAGCCTTACCTCTCCCAATCCCGTTACAGAGAAGTTCTTTGAACTTATCGACATCCGTAACAGTCAGCACCCCTTCATAGGTGGCTTCACGCAACAGCACTCGCTTTTCAGCTTTCTCGCGTTCCCGAGTCTCCTGTTTATAAAATGTATGCCAATCATTTCCTACAACTCGGAAATCTTCCTCTCCCACCTGAAATCCATGCGCTTCCGCACGCTTCCTAAGCCAATCTTCCTGCTGCCCTACTCCCACACAGCCACAGACCTGTCCTCGTTTACCGGTACTCGCACGTGACTTGCTCAGCGTCGGATTCGCCACCAATCGAAAATGCCAGCGACTCTGCGCCGTAATCCGCTCCAAAAGCGTATCGTAACTCTTCGTCACAAAACCTGCTTCCGGAACTCCGTACGTCAATACAGCCGAGGCGAGTTGAGGCTTCTCTTCACTGAGTATCAGAAGGTACAAACCACCTCCGAGCGTATCTAAGCGCCAAAGCCTTCTCTCTCTACCGCCGGAAAAAGCGCTCTCTACCATACCGTGAATCTTACTGCGGGAACAGAGGAGTTTTCTCGTGGCCCTCTTTTCTGTATCCAGTTCCATTCTTGTCAGATACATGTCCGCTCTCCTCTCACAATTCTGCCATGGCATCGTGCTCTTCTACTGTAACATCTTCTGATACAGGAGCATCTTGAAGCCAAATTTCTTTCACACGGCGATACCCGAATTCGCGCTTATAAGGACTAAAAGAGATAGGCACATCTTGCAGAACAGCGCCTTCGAAATCTCCCGGCTTACAATCCAAACGAATGTAGCGATAAGTCTGCCATCTGCTTTTTGTATTCTGGTTCTCAGCTTCTCTCAATGCCGTCTCTAAGTCCTTATCACAAATTCCAAGAAGCAGAGGTAGCGTAGGCGGACAAGACCTCCTGCCGAGAAACAGCGGATAACAAGGATGCCGCAGAGCATTCTCCAGTTTCTCTAAGAATTTTCTGTCAGTTGACTCGAATCCTGCCACGAAAATCGCATCCGCAAGATAATCTCGATGGGTAATATATGTAATTTCTTCGGTCGAATTTCTTTTTATTGCCTTCACTGTATGAAAATCATGAAGAAGGTCACCGGCACGATCCACTCGAACACCAAAGCGCAATGCGGCAAGCGCTGATAAGTCAGCATCTCGCGGAAGTCCCAATGCAGCTGCCAACATTCCGATGACGCCACTCTTCGACGGCTCTTGATTGGTACGCCGCGTTTCAAATTTAGAATCAGTCCCCCACGCCTGTAGTGGCGCAGCAAGGCGCAGTAAGAGCGTACTCATTTTACAGCCTCTGTGTCATGTAATAGTTCTCGCACATAGCTTCCCAGCAAATCCAGGTTGTTTTTCATTGGCTGCGCTACACAAAGCTTTTCAAGTCCCTCTCCCGTTCCCAGTGCGTACTTCGGCGCTTCGACAAAGTTCTGATAACTTTTATTCGCATATTCGACAAGTCTCAGAATCGAGGGTTTACTGTACCCGTTGCTACTATTTATAGCTTCTTCAAAAGCACCGCAAAGGTTCACCGGCTGATCTTCGCGAATGGTGATGTAAACTGCATCCGGAACAGTTCGGTTGGCAAAGGGGTTCTGGCTTCCGGTCGGCATTGAGTAAATAAATGCCTCTGCAAAAGATCGAACCACCCTGTCGATTTCTCCAATCTGCTGTCTTTCCAGCTCTCTAACATTAATTGTGGCATATCGATACATTGTTGATGAATTGAATTCGACAATCCCTAAATGCCCCGCTCCTAGATTCCCTTCCGTGGATAAGTCATCTACCGCTGTAAAATAATCAAATTCCGTACGCACCTCGTGCGTAGAAATGCTGTGTGCAACTTGCGAGGCCGCATCGCATTTTAATGCATGATTACTTGCAGCCATTCTCCCAAACAAGGCAATTTCAAAATTGGGATGTTCTTTCAATACACAGACTAATTCTTCGCTTTTTGTATGACCTTTAACGATAGAATCTGCCAAAGCTGAAATTTGTGCGCGGCTTACAAAAAACAATGTTGTTAATTTATCTTCTGCATTGTTTTTTCCTTGTTTCTTCTTCGCTTTACTACTCTTCGTTGTACGTTCTTCTTTCGACTCTTCCCCCTCGACTTCTTTACCTTTCTGAATCACAAACCCTAAATCTAGCAACGCCTTTTTAGATACTTCCAAAGCCTCAGGTGAATCCATTCCACTCTTTCTCTTTATCTCCTCTGCCAGTTCTTGAATAATTCTTCTGCTTCTAACAGCAAGATCCCCCTCTCCCCAGCTCAGTTTAAAATACTCACGCATTGCATGCTTCCATGCCTGTGAAGAAACTCTCGCGCGTGTTACTCCACCGTAAGTAGCGGTCTTCGGGCTTCCCGTGTCATCACGATTTACACAGCTTGGCGGCACTGTCTGAATCACATGAAAATCCACAAATAATCTTTTGGCATCCATAATTATTCCTTCCCGACTATAGTCACACGATAGCCTAACGTGATGTAGTACTTATTTTGCTTGTTTTTCCTTTGCTTCGATGGATCGATAAAAATCCTGTCCCCACCTGAGTCTTATATCCGGAATCTTGTTCGGATATTGATACCAATATAGTTCCGTTGCAAGGGCAGAATAATCAAGAGGTATATTATTCCCTCTGAGCTGTTGTATGATTCCGCGCAAATGCCAACTAAGTCCCTGTAAATCGGCTGCTGTCACTGCCACGTAAAACCGTCGTTTGATAGCATCTTTCCTGTCATGCTGTATCTTCGCCAATTCTCCGACAGCACTACCAAGTCCATGATATTGCTTTTTCTCCCAATCCGTTGCTTGAAACATATATTCCCGTTGAATATCTTTTCCCTGCTGATGAAGTGCAAATAAAGTCAGCGCAGTATAAATTGCCCACTCCGCTTTACTGCGTTCAGCACCATTGCTTTCTAACTCAGTTGGAAAGTCATCCAGCAGTAACTCCCACAGTTCCGGCAGCTCCCCAGGCTTTTTCCCGATTCCTCGTCGCAGCCTCGCAAGTTCCGCCCGCACGGCTGATTCATTCTTGTTGCTATGCAAGAAAGACAACTTTTCTTCCACAAACCCTCTTATTTTTCCTATCTTCTCTTTTCCATTCATCCCTGTTGCTCACCTACCTTTCGTTATCAAATCATCTGAATTCTCGACAACTCTCTACAGAATTGATTATAGGCCTGCGGTGCATCATAGTATCGTTTCTCATCTTCTTTTCCTTTAAGTCGTCCGACAAATGCTACCGTTCCCGCCTCTCGAACCATCTCCTTTCCCAGCACTAATGCTATACTCTTTGCTCTATCCTTCCACTCTAAAATCTTGTCTATCTTTGCCCTTCCTTGAATACTCGGATTAATACTGTATAGCCACTGACGAAACGGAAAATCAATTCTGGAATAATATCTCTCCTGTGCCTTTTTCCCTACCTTTTCATTTGATTTATCTTCTTTGGGTCTTCTTTTTTTTGATTTGCTCTCTTTTCCCTTACTATTCTTTGATTCCTCCTTTTCTTGCGTGCCTCCTGAAGCTATTAATAAACGTAACTCAAGTAACCCTACTTCTTCTGCCACTCTATCACAATATTTCACTGCATTCTTAATTTCAACACTCCAAGACGAATCTGATTGCGAATCAAAATCTGTCAATATTCCTTTTGCAAAACTCAATTGATCACAGAACAGATTCCGAGCACTAGACTTCTGGCCATCATAGCACATTGAAATTATTCTATATGTGCAATGCGGATTCCCCTGAACACCTAGCTCTCTGTATAACTTCCCGTTCCAGCGCACTATACCCGGGAGATGTGTGTTTTGTTCCTCGCAGAACATTCCTCCGAATTCTCTCCACATTTGATGTGCTTCATTATGCAGTTTTGGAATATATGTCGATGCGCCATTCGCCTTTCCTTCTTCCTTCCAAACCGTCATTTGTTCCGCCAGCACATCTTCTTTTGCTGTTCCGTCATCACTTTCTATAAAATCTCCACTTAAAATCCAGAATCCGTTGATTCTTTTCTTTTCACGGTTTAAGAGGAGCCTTCGAGATTGCCAAGTTAATAATTCTGCTGAATTCTCCGGACAAGCTTTTCCCGCTCTTTCCTTTTTTGAAAGTTTTTCTTGCTCCCAGATTGGTTTTTCAGCTTCAGTCCATGTTTTATCACCATCCTGTAATAAAACCAAATTTAATAGTAGCGTTTCAAACAAAGTATTTCCTATTGCTTGAATACATCCCAATTGCCCTAGCCATCCAACCTGTGCTGCTGGCAACTGTTCTTTTAAATTTGCCTTCTTGAGTCCCGTATCATCCCAGGCGTTTAAGTTTACCAGCCAACGCGCTGCTTCCGAATAAGACAACTCTTCTTTCATATCTCCGGATCGAACGTTAAATAACCTGTCTTTATTTGCGCTCTGTGAAATTTCTCCATTCAATTTACTTAGTGCGTTCGGAGTCAGCGTATCTTCCGTTATCTCCTTAGAAGAATTCTTACCTTTTTTCTTATCATCCTCTCCTTTCTCTTTCTTTTCTTTGCTTTTAGCCTCTGCATATGCTAATTTACCTCGTAGAATCTCCTTTTTAACGCTTGCCACTTGCCAAAAAGGTCTGTCCTCATGAAACAGCCAGAACCTATGCCCCCACTGCTCCAGATACTCATCAATCGGTTCATACGGAAAGCGTCGCAGTTCCCACAATGCCCCCCAGCGTCGAACGGCTTCTTCTCGCAAGGCCTTACTCTTGAGTACATCGAGAGATAAAGGGCGGTCTTCTCCCTTCTCATTTTTTCTTGAAAAGACACAATGCAACACTGCCAACAGCAACCGCAACATGGCAAGATCCTGCGCGGGTGTCTCACCTGCCAGATCTTCATACTCATGCGCATGCGCAAATAGTGTTTTCAGGGAAACTTCTTCCACGCTACAATCCGGACGACGTACACGTATCCAGGGCTCATCCAGCAGATTGAACTCAGGTTCTATCATCTCCTTCTCCCTTCTCACAAATTAATCCTTCCGCTTTCGTGTAACGCAGATGAAATCCGGCAAAGTTTGTCTCTAAATTTTCATCCAGTAGCAGGAAAGATTCTTCTCTCAACTCGGCATCCTGTTTCCATTCTCCGGCCAGAACCCACTGTCTTATTTGATTCAGTTCCTTTAGTGTCATGTCGATTTTCCATGTTTTACATAACGCTCCGGGTAATTTAACGCATTGTTGTAAAATCTTTCGTTTTTCTTCCTTCGAGGGGATCCTATCCAGAGGCAAGCTCTCTCCTTCCTGTTGCCATGGCAAATATCTGATTTCATCCTCATGCTTGATAAACAAGAGTACTTCAATGCTATTCTCCGCATCTCTGACTTGGGCCATAGCCTTTCCTTCAGAAAAGTCAGACTTCACATTACCGAGCCAACCCGTTAGGCTCTCATCCGGATCCCCCAGCACATACGTCTGAGCTCCCGTACGTTTTAACTTTGTTTTTTTTATTTCCTTCTCTCCAGCCTTTTGATATATGCTGACTTCTTCTCCCGCAAACTGCGGATCCCAGGTTCCGTAACAATCCTGTACCAAATTCGGAATGTCTGTTGGCAGTGTGATGTGATCCGGCAAACGTTTCTTGGTTCTCATAAGGAGATAATCCCCGTAAATGCGGCTGGTTCCTGACTCAAACGCATCTTCATCCGGCTCTATAACATAGCACTGTGCCGCTTTCAGCTGTTCCGGCCGCATACTGTCGTGGATTGCATGACGATGTAAGCGCCCCAAGCGTTGCAGGAGTAAGTCCATGGGGCAAAGGTCGATGAACATCACATCTCCGTCAATATCCAAGCTTTGTTCGAGCACCGATGTCCCGATTACAATCAAGTAATCTCGCTCCGCTTTGGTAGAGCGCTTTCCCAGTTTTTGCAACAATTCACGCTCACGCGCTGCGCGGTCCGGCATCAAAAACGCACTGTGCAGTAGAATAATCTCCGCTTCCGGCATTTGCGCTCTCACTTCTTTGGCAAACTCTTGCGCTCGGCGTATGGTGCTGAGAATAACGATTGCACATCCTCCGTCCATCAATTTCTCGCGTAAAATATCAATTCGAGCTGATTCCTTCACTCTCTTTATCAATACATTGCGCGTATTTCCCTGCAGTTGCAGTTCTCGCTGGCAAATCTTATTTTCATCTGTCCAGGTAAGGAGCGGATAGCCTCTCGCTTCTTTCCACTCCTTCACTTCTTCTTGTGAACTCCCGTCTCTGTTACTGAGATATGCATTTACGAAACTGACGCGTTGTTCTGCAGGCAAAGTCGCCGAGAGAAGAATGACCGGTACATGGTATGCGCCGAGCCAACAAAGTGCCTGTTCCAAATAAACCGACATATAGGCATCGTACGCATGAACTTCATCGATGATTACGATTTTCCCGGCCATGCCAAGATGCCGCAACATCAGATGTTTCTGTTTCAAAGCTGCCATTAAGATCTGATCAACTGTTGCTACGACAAAATCCGAAAGCAATGCCTGCTTGCGCCCGCGGAAAAAGGAATGCACCACAAGCTGAGCGTCATCTTCGCAATCAATCTGCGCTTCTCCCTCAAATTGCGTTTTCATTTCTTCCAGTAACTTTGCATAATCCGGATTCAAATCTGCCTTGCTATGCTTCAGTATCAAAGAAAACTTTTGGCCTTGCTCCAACTGTTTCTTTGCCCAATCCAGAATACGAGGAAATATGCCATTTGCTGTTGCCTGTGTCGGCAAGCCGAAAAACAGTCCTCCGCTCCCACAAATTCCCGCAAAAATCTCAGATGCTGCAAGGGCCGCTTCTGTCTTGCCCACTCCCATCTGTGCCTCGATGATAAGTAATCCGGGTTCACCGACATTTTCCGCAACATCCATAACTGCCGCTTGCAGCTTATTCGGTGAAAAACCAAATCTATCTTGAAAACTCTCTTCTCCCATGCCTAAGGCTCCGGCCGTCCTGTATTCGGGAAGTTCCAGTTTTTTCCAGGCTGCCTGAACCCGCTTGGGATACACTTTCTCGCTCCCAAGTTCGTCGACGGAAATCGTCGGAAAATAGAACTGATTGCTTCCTCACCATCTTGCGCCACGCTGTACCCGCTTAAACGCTCGATTGTTCACCCTCTGTCATGCCCTCAAGTTATGCCGTTTGATTCTATCTAGTAACAAATTAGAAACATCACGTATTGTTCACTCTACAAGCTCTGCGTCTGAATAATCCGGCGTCTCCGTGTCTCTTGAAGCGTCCCACTTGCCTTCTCCGTCTACGCGGTAATAAATATATCCGCGTCCCGGCGCAATCGTCTTTTCCGAACGAACATAGGCATTTTTTGCCATTGCTCCCGTCTTGGTCAGATAATACTGTTCGCCGTTATAATCCAACCACTGCCCCGCAAGCATTCCGCCGTCATCCGCCATATAATACCAGCCCGACCGGTCCTTAAACCAGCCGCGAATCATATAACCGGCGTTGTCAAAAACATACCATCTACCACCGATATATGCCCAGCGTCCTGCAACCTTCTCGCCGTTCTCATCAATGTATGTCCAGCGGTCTCCCGCCTTTTCCCATCCGGTATGAGCCTTTGCCCTGTGTGCCGCGCACGCGGTATATGCGCACCAGCTCACAAATTCCTGACACCACGGCGCTGCATTCAGCCCGTACCACGCTCCGAACTTTGTGTAGTTCTTGTCGCCTGGATTTCCGCTGCGATTCTCCAGCTGCGCCGCGCTTGCCTTTTCGACATAGCCAATCTCTGCTCTTGCTGCCGCAATCAGCTCTGCTGCCGTGCATGTGTCGGCGCCATACATCGGTCTGCCGAAACCATCGATCAGATGCTTTCCGCCCACCTCGCTCTTGTGGAAAGTGTAGTGCTTTTCCGCCACACTGCCGCCGTCTCTCGAAAATCTCTTGCCGGGCTCCGTGTTCCCCTCGACCGTCGTAATCGTAAATGCGCCGAAAAGTCCGCGGATTACATCTACCACGATTCCCACATGCGCTACACGCCCCATCGACGCATGATAGAAATACACGATATCCCCGATTTCCGGCTCTGCGAACCATCTCTTTGCCCGTACAAAAAGGCCCTTCCCGCTCACCGTGAAAGACGTGTACTCACCGCACAAAAGCTTCTTTCCCGCCTGATACGAATTCATCTTTCTTCTCCCTTCTAAGACAAAGCGGGCGCCGCAAAGCACCCGCTCCCCTTGTCAATTCACTCTTCTTTGGTGTCCGGCGCGATCGTGTCGCTCTTCACCGCTTCCGGCAGCGCGTAGCCTCTCCCGCCGTCTGCCAGTCCCTCACTGAGGGCATAGCCGATCATCGTGGCACCCGCCATGATAATGGACGAAACCTGTGTCGCCTGACTCTGATTTGCCCCGAAGTAAACCATCACCTCGAAAACAAATGCCACCACCGCCGTCCAGAACTTCCTGCTCGTAAGCTTTCTAATCAGATCCTCTCTGCTCATTTCATTTCCTTTCCTCTCTCTTTTCTCTTTCCGAAAAGCTGCGTTTTCTCATACATTCCTGATAGCGCTCCATTATGTAATGCGCCGTTGTGTTTGTGATATGGTTCCGAAAATTCGGATGCTCTTGACAATAGTTGTCGTAAGCATCAATATCCATCACCACTTGATCAAAGCTGTCCTTGGAATGATACCTTCCATCCTGCAGTTCGTCGCCAAACCTCAGTATCCGCACTCTCGCAGCAATGGCCCGCGTTTCCAAATTTGCCTCAGCCGCGGCATCCACTTTATCAGATAGCTCTGATAGCGTTCGCTCAATACCGCTCACGCGCTCTGTCACCCCGCGATTCAACTCATGCCCCAAAACCCGAGCAAGCGCCGACCACGGTTTCTTTCCCTCCGGCAGCAACTTCTCCGCCGCCGTTAGGATTCCCACAATCAGCCACCCCGCTGTGTTTAACAGGGTGTTAATATCTACCAGGCGCGCGATCTCATCCCACTTCACTCCTCGCCTTTCGGTGTCGCATTGCTGTCCGTCGCAAGGTCCTCGCGTCCCATGGCCTTAAGGACTGCCGCAACGCCTTTTCTCAGACGCTTCGCAAGCTCTGCGAATGTCATCAGCCCGGCGACAATTAACTCTGCGTAGCTCTTGTAGATGCCCTTTGGCTTGCCGTTCTTCTCCATGCTCATTCCCCTTCCTCTTCCTCTCCTTTCAGCACTTCGTTAATCATTTGCATCATCTCCACTTTAAGCTCCGACCTAAGCTTATCGCTTCGTGCAATCGCCTCATTTAACTGCATCTGCAAACTCGCGGGCGTTTCTGACATGATAGGCTGCGGCTCTTCTCCGCTCACGTCCACCGAATCCACTCGCATGCCGTCCGGAACATCAATAACCAATGCCTCGACATGCTCCGTGTCGCACTCTCCCATAATTGCCAGCACTGAACCCGTTCTGCCGTCAAAAATCACCGTTTCTTTCATGCTCTCCCTTTCGCTCATGCTATTAGCTCTACGCGCTCCAGTCGCGCGACAAAAACCGTATTTCCAACAGTCCGGCGGAAATTGCTGCCGTGGGCGGCGATTACCAAAAAGCCTTGCTCTGTCACGCCATCCAGCGGTATATCCAGCGTCACACGGCCGCTCTGTGCCCGCTGTCCGGTGACAGCCTTCTCCCGTATGGGCGATAGCACGCGGTCGCGCGGCTGTCCGGTGATGCGGCTAAAGCCACCCCACACATTCACGCCGTTGCCGTGCGGCATGATTGTGGCGTTGGTGGAGTACGACACTGTGACCAGCGCCTTCCTAAAGGGCTGTAACGCCACACTCGGCGTAAGCACCCATAGACAAATTGCGGGTTCTCCCCCGCCGGTGGTATTTCCGCCTATCTGACTCGTGGCTTCTGCACTCCTCGCAGGATTCAATCCCCCTATTGGTCCCAGCGAATACCTCGCGCGAGTATTTATCAGCCCTTCCGCCCACCCCGAAAAATGCACTCCATCGAAATGGGCACCGTCAAAAGGGACGCATGACGCGGCATAATCCTTCATAGTACCGGTCGTTCCCAAAATCGGGACACCTTCGCGAATGTTATGCGGCAAAATCGTATCTGCGGGCGCAAAGCACCACATCGTTCCGGGTTCGGTATAAACCCCGCCAAGGATTCGCATAAAGACCCCGCGGCCTTTTGCCCCGTAATCTCCGGCGAACGCTGTGCTCTGAAAAGCGTCAATTACCTTCTGCCCGCCAATGTCGCCCGAGGCGTGCCATGTGGGGATTGTCCCCTCTACATTGATGCCGTATTGACAAGAAAACCTCGCACCCTGTAACACTTGTTCTTTTATGACATTTCCAAGGGCAGCCGCGTCAATAGTTACATGAGGCTTCCCATCGTGACGTGTGTAGTATGCCGCCCTGTGCGGTAACTCCACCCAGAACGTCCGATTGTTGCCATCAAGACCGAACCACTGCGAATTGTTCCCCCGTCCGTCGCCGTTTCCCATCGTGTCAATGATCGGGATACTTCCGTCCACACGGCCGCCGTTAGACCACGCCGTTTTCCCTCTCAGAATATCTCCCGCTGTCGCGTTTCCCGGAGTCTGTTCCGCAAGCGGTGCCGCTCTTACCGTCCCACTGCCGTTGTGATACCCCTTCGGAATCGGGACATTTTCACCGGCTCGCAGCACTCTTTGCATCGCACCGTTATCCGGCATTGCTCCCGCTCCTGCCTCATCCTCTGTATCTGCTCCGACATAGGTTCTT